AAAGTTAGAGATGGCGATTTTGATTGGCACTTGTATGACATGTCATACGAACTTTCAGATGAGGAAGAAGCGTTAAGACAATTAAATTGTTTGATTGAATCTATCATTACAGGCAATGACACTTACAGTTTTGAAAGTTTTAAAGCTGATGTTGAACAAGCACAACAAGAGGTAGAAGAGCTATGAGTGATATATTTGATAGTCGAGATTTATTAGACGAATTAAAAACGTTGGACAAAATAGATGATCTGGACAGAATTGCAGAAATAGAAGAACTGATTGAAGAAGTTGGAAGAGATAACTTTGAAATGGGCGTAGCATTTATTCGTGAAAATTATTGGGTACAATATTGCGAAGATACGGCTTATGATTTTGGTTATTTAGACCGTCAAGATGATAGCAATCCATTACACTATCACATAGATTGGCAAGGTTGGGCAGACGCCGTTGCTATGGATTACAATCAAACAGAATTTGACGGTGACAATTACTATTGGAGAGTGTGATGACAGACAAAGAGTTAGATGAAAAGTCAGATGATTTAATGAGATTGTTTTTTAGTTTTTGTGATGACGCAGAACTAGACAAATACATTGATGAAGAAGAAGGACTTACAGAATCGGGCGAGTATTTGTTAGCCGCGATAAAAAAATGGTTGAAGGATAATGTTATTGAAGTAGAATGGGAAGCAGAAAGGACAAGATTATGGACACCGTGGACAAAGTAGATTACGATAAATTAATACATCATATCATTCAATGGTTAGATGATAATATAGACAGCCCACCACTGGGATCTATCGGCGTAGCAACAGAAAGCCAAGACTTAAAAGAGAAAATAGTATTATACTTGGAGGGCATACACTAATCCTCACGATGAGGATTTAGAGTGTGTTTGTGATAGATGTGATGTGAAAATAACTGAAGAAGAAAAAGCATACGTTTATCTAGAAGAAATATTGTGCAGAGAATGTGAGGATAACAATGGATAAAAAAATAATAAAAGAAGAATGGTGGGCTGGTTGTCACCGTGATGATTATTTTCTACACGGTGGTATGGACGGCACTGATTTCAATAATGGCTTCATGTATGGCGTACAATTTGATGATTATGTTTTAACTACCTATGAAGATGGATCACAAGAAATTACAGAATGGCGTTGTGAGGGTGAAGTTCAATGGTTTAAAACCGAAGAAGAAAGAGAAAGTGAACTAGATAGTCATGAAGATTATTTTATAGAGAGGATAGAAGATGATTAAACCAGATTATTACATAACGAGTAAACCAAAAGTAAAAGATGAAGTACGGTTACGGAGATGTTTTCGTTGCGGTAAAGAAAAGAAGATGGGTAAGTTTGAAAGGTATTGTAGCGTAGTTTGTAGAAATTATGCCACCAAGCATGACACATCATCATTTAAGATAAGTTGGTAAATATGAATATATTTTTATTAGAATGGATTTTAGATAAGTTAAGAGAGTGGATAGACTCTAATTAGATTTATCCTCTATCTCTTCAAACTCACCATTAACAATATTGTGATCGCGTATTTCTTTTAATTTTGCTTCAAGTTCTGGTCTTGACATATTATCGAGGGACGCGGTTACTACTTCTTTCCTATCAACATAAAACCCAGCAAGCTGACCGCGACGGTATTCAGCATTTACGGCTGGACCGATCTGACCGTTAATAACAGCTTGATCTCTCAAACGAGCAAGTTCACGAGAGTGTTTAACAAAATCTATCTTACTAGCTTCCGCATATTCACGTTGAAGGTCCTCAATAGCTTTTACGACGTGAGGAAAATATTTAGGATTACGCATGACAGAAGCTTGGCTGATGGCAGACTTTTCAGAATAACCAGCTTGCTTTGCACATTCTGTGGCGGTCAAGCGACCATTTTCTTTCACAAAGATTTCTACAAATGCCTGTTGTTTTGGCGTTAATTTTTTCTCAGATTTTTCCATGTGTTTGTTTTTATATAGCTATTATATTTCCCTATAGTAATATTACAACCAATATTATTATAATAATAATTAATTTTCATTCAAAAAAGACATATAGAGTGGTTACGTCTGGTTACGTCTGGTTACGTGTTAAAAGTAACCATAAAAGTGTTATATTTCAATGAATAATGTCTATGGTTACGTGGTTACGTCTATTTTGTCAAATTTAAAAAACTGTTTATAACTTTCAAAATAAAATAGTATAGGTAACGTATTTTTATCCTTGACTTTCCCATTAAGTTACACTATATCCTATATTAAATGAGATTGTTGCAAAAATCTCAGAGTATGGCTGAACAACTGTAACGAGGTAGTAAGGCACACTTGAGGAAAGATATGGACAAATGTCTGAAGGGTCCGAGGGTGGTACTGAAGTAGTAGTTAACTTATATAAGGTTGACTTGTCGCGAAAAGGTTGGGGGTAGTCAAAGAATCCCCCTACTCACAAAATTATCTACTTGACATATCCCATTAATTAATATAAAGTCCTAAATGAATATTTTCATATATTCCTTCTGAGATGGGCGGTGATCCTTTGTCCAACATCGCTTCACCGCCTAGATTAGAAGAAAGAGAAAGGAAAAAAATGAAAACATTTACATTCAGCGTACCAGCTTCATTAATCTATAAGATTGAAGCAGAAACAGAGTTAAAAGCTCTTAAACTTTTAGTAGAGGAGGGTGGTCTCAGCATATTGGCTGATGATACCATCGTCGAAAAATCCGACTATGAAATGGCGGAGTGTGTAGATGAATCTTGAAGCAAGACTAATCAGACTAAAAGAAAAGCTTGACGCCAAGGCGCTCCGTGATCCGCGTACCGTGAAGGAATATGCAGTTAGGAATAAGTGGGAACGTGTGAGCAATATCCTAAGAAAAAGATATAAAAGGTATGGCGACGGGATTAAAGTTGTGGTAAACGAGGACGATGGATATCCCGATTGATAAGCCCTTGGTCCTTGTCACTTGGCTCGATGCCAAAGACGGACAGACAGGGTGGCACTCAATCGATGATATCGAGAAAGAAAAACTGGCGACATGCTATTCGGTAGGTTGGTTGATGGTACAGAACAACGAGAAAGTTGTTATCATGGCAGACTATTCGGAGTTCGAAGAGGACAAAGAAGGAGGACGTCACATAGCGATACCGAACGGATGGGTGAAGTCTATAACTAATTTGATAAAGGAGAACTAATGAAAAGAAATTTTACAAACGAAGAGCTAGAAACATCAATAAGAAATTTTAGTGAAGCTCAAGAAAAATTAAATATTAAGAATGTCACGGAGTTTATGCGATGGTTAAGAGAATCAAGTGACCATAGGGTAAATTCATTTTACAAAGACAATGAAATTAAAATAAAAAACCAAGTAGAAAAAGCAAAAGGACTTGAAGTTAAATTCACAAATACCGAATTGTTTTGGATAGAGGATTTTTTAGATAGCAAATTATATCGTTATCAAAACCTAGCTAGACAAGCCATGAATGAAAACAATTTAGTTGACGCTGAGTATTGTGTACAACGGGGAAGAATGGTTATGAGCTTGTGCAAAAAAGCTTTTATGATGCTACAGTATAGTAATTTTGTAAAAGATGGAAAAAAATATAAAAATGTTAGGAGACGAGAGCATAGCTATAGAAAAGCAAAAAATGAACCTTACTATGTTCCTCACGCTAGAGATGACTTTAATAAGATAATGAAAGAAATTAAAAGAAGAAAAAAATTAAATTTAAAGGTGGTAAATTAAATGAGCAGTAGACACAAAGATAGTGGAGTATCAGCTTATCAACCAAACAGAACAAAAGCGCATGGTAAATTTACTTATTTCTTTGAAGAAGATGTTCTGTTAGGAAAAGATGGAATGGCTGGCAACAAACATAACCCACAACACACTAAACCACAATTTAAAAAAAGGAGAAAAAAAAATGGAGATGTCAAGATTATTAGAATCCGTTAAGAAACACGAAGGGTATCGTAACAAAGTATATCTCGACACACTTGGTAAGCGAACCGTGGGCGTAGGTCATCTTTGCGTCGAAGATTTTTGGGAGGACGATAAAGAGTACGAAGAATCTTTTCTTATGGAGATATTAGAAAAGGATTTACAAGAAGCGATCCGTGGTGCGCGTTCCTTGATGGAAGAACATGATTGCGCTGACATCGACGAACAGGCAGAAGAAATATTAATAGAGATGGTATTTCAGCTTGGTATGACAGGTGTATCAAAGTTCCGTAACATGTGGAAAGCATTAGCAGAAAAAAACTACATTGGCGCGAGTTACGAGATGCTAGACTCACGGTGGGCAAAGCAAACACCAAACAGAGCTAAATCAATGGCAAAAATAATGAAGGAGATTACATGATTTACAAAGGACAAAAACTATCGGACAACTTAACTAAATCTCAACGTGACATGTTTAAATACATGATCGACAGAGGCGATAGCGTAGATGAGATTATGAAGATATATACAATCGATGATAAAGTAAACAAAATACTACGCGAAGAATCAGAAGAAGAACCAGACGTTGAAGAAAAAATAAAACTAGCTAAGAAAGTAATGAAATTAATTAAGGTTTTGGATGCCTTAGACAAGTGATCTGGATTATAGGATTACTTACGATTATCACGGTGATATTAGGATTCATCGCCGTGATGATATGGGCAATCGGTG